CAAAAATCCAGCCAGCCCTGCAATACCTGTCACGGCAAACAGCACAAGAATTACCGTAGCAATCAAGTGCATTAAGTTTGCCAGTTCGTAATCGTCATCATCATCCATGTCGCACCTCAAAATGCTAAATCGTCTTCGTCTTTGGGCAACCCTTGATAACCATCCTTTGGCTTGGGGTCATTGATGTATGCCCAGCCATCCCAGCCGCCTTCTTTTAACGGGATAACATCAATTTTTACCATCTCGCCCCGCTGGGTCTGGATAATGCTGCCAACCCGTTGATAGCGATTCTTTTTCTCGCCTTTGCTGTTGGTGTATGTGCCCACAATGGTGCTAAGTTCTTTTATGACTGATGACATTATTTGCTTTCAATAAAATTGATTAAAAATTGATAACTGATTTCTACGTCTGCCAAAAACGCAATGATTTCTTTGTTTAAATCATCAATGTATTTTTGATCACGCTGCACTCGCTTGACAAACAACTGCGCTTTAACAGGCATCCGAGAATCAAACACCGCATAGTCGCACCAGGCCCGTCCGGTACAAGCCATTTGCATTTGCATTTGAGTAGCATAATTGCCAGGCACCTTGCCCGTCAACAGAGTGTCAATCATGGTAGCGGTGTTGGGACACTTGATCTCAACCAGCCCATCATGCCCCACCAAGCCATCAGGGGACGCCCCAGCACGCTCAATCGTAGGATGCTGTACAAAGCCTACAGTGTCCACCCAAACGCCACTGCGAGCCTCATACGCTGCTCTGGCAAACGGCTCTTGATCTACGCCCCATTGCATTGCCGTACTGCTAAACGATTCGCCCTTAGTGTTAGTCAAACGCTCCAGCACCAATTGGGCAGACAGATTAGCCCTGGCTGCGCTGCCTTTTTTTGTCATCACATCTGCCGCCCTGCTTGCCGTCACTTTGCCCAGCCTGGCAGCAAACCATTCGTCTGTGCCTTGTTGCATCACAATTCCTTTTTGCGTTTGTCTTTTGCTTCAATCAATATTGTTTTGTCAACGTCATTAGTAACCGCTGCCAAAGCAAGCGTAAAACTTTTACGCAATTCTTCATTTGTCGCGCAAACTTTAAAATCATCAAGCCAAAATTGCAAAGTTGATTCTGCAAGCCCATCAACCGGCGCATCCAGATGCAAATCGCCCTTGTGCCACAACTCTAATGCAGCGCCAAATCGCATTGCTGCATTTCGCAAAGCATCACCAATGATTTCTTTGATGGCGTCACCGCCTTGTTTGTTGCCAGCGTGCCCGTAGCCGAGCCTGGTGACACCGCACACTGTCAGCCGTATCCACATACCGCCCAGATCGTCCATGACAGGCAAGCCGTGAGGATTCATTGCCAGCGGCTCCCATGTCCAGCCAGGGTCAACGTCCAGCAAGCGATCAGTCAAAGCTGCATGGCCTACGTATGCTAATTTTGTACCGCCTTTTGGCAAATAGCTAATTTGATGATCTGGAAATGGTTTCCTTAAATCTTGTAAATTGTTCATGTCAATTCCTTTATTTCTAAGGATTCTTCGTTTTCAGCAAACAAAGTAATCTCTGTTTTATGGCCGTCTATGTCAGTCACAAATATTTTGCGTGTCCAAAACACTGCAACAGTGCCGTCTAAACTAGATGGTTCTTTTATTATTAAAGTTTTAACCCTGTGAATCAATATGCTTGTCATGTGTTGTCCTTATGCATTAATTCTATTTCCAACTGCTTGCAATGATCTTTAGCGTTATCCAACAAGCAGGACATTTCCCGCAGCGCACTTATCAACATTCCATTCTCAAATGCCAGCCGATCAGCAGGGTTAGCCCCAGCATAGGCACGATTGGCAATTTTGTTTATTTCTTCAATGGTTGCGTCAATTTTCATAATTGCACCTTCTTGGTTTTGTGCCCACGATGCGTAAAGCACTGTATTGATTTATCGTCTAGCATTTTCCAGCCTGCATTTTCACCACACATCCGCTGGATTTTTTCCTCTGTTGTGTCTACCCGTGCCTCATGCTCAGATGGGCCATCCAGCAAGTAAGCTGCTGACATTACCAAGGCCACCAGCCCAGCCGCCAGCCAGTTCATGCTTCACCTCTGCCACGGCAGGTATGACACACGGCACCGTCAAACTCGCCTTCACCGCTGCCCGAGCAGTCAGGGCATATGCCAGCATCGTATTCGCCCGGCCCATCGTCAGCCATGTAAGCCGCTAAGTCTTCGTCGTAGTCTTCCATAATGCATCCTTTATGGGGCCGTAGCCCCGTTGTGTTTAAGCAAGTAAAAGGGTTTCAGCTTCCGATTTCAGGCGATTGCCATTGCCAAACCATGCGTTATTCATGCGGGTATCTACATTGTGCCCACGCTCATGATCTATGTACTGCGTAACAGCATTAAGCAAGCCCCAGCGTGTACCGTAGACGCCTTTCTCTGATGCGCCAAGGCCAGCACCATCAAACAGTTGCAGAACACGTTTGTAGCCCCGTGATTCTTTAAGCGTTTGTGTTTCAGAATCTAACATTGCTGGAAATAGTTGGTTGATGAAATTCTTGGCGTATTGGCTAGACACATCAGCCCTGGCAAAAGCCCGGTATTTGTCCATCATGCCGTCAAAGCCGCCAACAATCAGCCCTAAACGATCACGCATAATGCTGGCATCAAAGTCAGCCCCATGTGTAAGCATTACCCGGCTTGGCGCAGTCTCTGTATCAGCCGCCGATAGCGTGTTGTTACAAACAACTCTGATGCTGGTAAACTGTCCTACAGTTGCTGTAGTGCCGTCAAATGATGTACTAAGCAGCAAGTAGCCTTTCACGGCATCGTCATGCAATACGACTGCTTTCTTGTTGACGTTTGCCAGTGCCCATATGCGCTTGCCGCCTTTGATTGCGCCAGCTACCTCAAGGGTAAAGCCAGCCGACTGCACCAGCGTGTTAAAAAAGTCCAGCACATCACTTGGTTGATGCACCTTGTAGCGATGGGACACAATTCCCAAGGCAGTGCCGGTGTCGTTGCGGTAGATGACGTGTTGGTTTTTAACCAGCTTAGTCTCGCCACCGTGTTGAAACAAGACAGGGGAAGTTTGCGCTTCCCAATCCAGCCCAGCCTCTTTGCGCCATACCTCAATAGGTGCGTCAGCGGTAAGCTGTTGCCCCAAGCCATGCCAAGGCTTTTGGTCAACATAGGCAATTTCTGCCTTGCCAGTAAGTTCATTGTTTTCGATAAGATGTGCCATGATGTTTTTCCTTAGGTTGTTGAAACACGATACTGACTGCTAAACCTTGCTTTTGCGAGCGCATCTTGCGCCTGGGTGAGAGTGATCCGGATTGCTCCTGCTTCTTTTCTGGCGTCATCGCCGACTGCGCTTGTCAGCCACCAGTCTTTGCTCTTGCGCTGGATGTAGACGCCAGTGACGCGCCTGGAATATTTGTAGGCGTTGGGCAGAGCAGATCCACTGCGCCAGTACACTTTGGCACCGACAGCAAATTTTTTGCTGCCCACCAAGGCAACAACCTGTTCCTCGCCTTTTTTTGCCAGCCACAAAATGTCGGTTGCATCCGCAATGTGCTGCGATGCTTTGCCGTTTGCCGCAGCTAGTGCGGCAATGAGAGCAGGGCGGTTTGCCAATGTGATTTTGATGGGTTTTATCATAATGTTTCCTAAAAATACCCCTGACGGAATTGCTGGGGATTGATGTAATTATAAGCGTTTTCTTAACGTCACAAGCCCTTTTTTAAGATATTTTTATATAGAATTGTTATATAAAACGCAAAAAACACAACTTTAATGTATATAGGATGTTAAGTAAAAGGTATAAAATGCGCGGATGCAAACCCTTGAACAATTGAAAAAAGCGCACGACAACACGTTGGCCCAGGCTATCCAGAAGGCAGGCAGCAAGTCAGCCCTGGCCCGTCTGCTGGGCGTGACACCCCCTGCTGTAGCGCAGTGGCGCAAGATGCCGAACAGACGGCTGGCGCAGCTACAGGCCAGCCGCCCCGAGTGGTTTGGTAAGTTATAATTATGGGCACGGCTACTCTTAGCGGAGGAAAAGGCGATTCGTTACCGCCCTGCCAGGCCCACCCATCAGTAACGCTTAACCTAGAACGTAAGGTTGCCATGCACTATTTTAGTTTCCACATTGGGGACTACAAA